GAACAATACTACAACGAAACATTTGGAGGTAACAATGATAAAGTGGATTTATAAACCTACAGGAAACTGTCCTGTACAAGCAGAAGGCTGGTTTCTAGGATATTATTTTTATTTTCGAGCTAGATGGGATGTAGCCACTATTGCTTTTAGTAAAAGTCCATCAGACTGGGACAACAATTTAATTAATGCAACTTATGTTCTATTAGAAACAAAGGCTTGTAATGCAGGCTGGTTATCTCATAAAAAATGTAAGTGGCTTATTTACAAAGGATGTCTTAAATTTGCATTCAGAAAAAATAAAACTAAATTAGTCTAACCTTATGAGCCTAGAAAAAATGATAGCTGGAGAACAACCTAAAGTGTTATTAACACAAAATGAAGACGGAGATTATGTAATTGATCCCGATTTTGCAAAAGTATTTATGGAAGAGAAAAAGTTTTGGAAACTAGTCAGAGAAGATGATGGTTTGCAAAAATATTCTCGAGATGTTTTATGGATTGAATGGAATCCCGATGGAACATTTAATCAAAAATTTATGGAACCTGCTATAGGTAGGTCTTTAATTATGTCGCCTTTTAATCAGTTTTTCACTTGGCAGACAACAAGCATTACTGAGATAATCGAAGAAAGAGAAGGTTATCTTAAATTTAAAACACAAAACAGTACGTATGAGCTCAGTCGAATACAAGAACAGGTACAATGATGTTTATACGTTTACTAAAACGGAAGACGGAAATGTACTTTGGGAAGGCTCTTTTAGGTGGTCTCGTCTAGCCTGGGCAAATGACTACAGCAAAGCCTACGAGCAATACTTAAAAGACGAACCTAATCCAATACCTTTTGAAGATTTCTGCAAAGAAGTTCACCATTATGATGCAGATACTCTTGAACCAGGCAAATTAGCTAAACTATATGCTCGTTTAGTAGTATCAGACATAAATAAAATTCATATGGTAGATCCCTCAGGCGGACCTTACATCGAAGAAGGAGCACACTTAGGTAGATTCTTAGGAGAAGAATTTCAAAACATGATAGTAGACCAATTCGAGTCAATAGAAGGTGGCTACAAAATTATTATTAAAAAGAATGGACCTACTAGTAACACATCCAGTAAAGAAATCTGATTTAGGATTTCATGGTAATCTTTTCGGAGGCAAACTTCTTGCATGGGTAGACGCTGCTTTAGCCGCTTATGCAATGGAAAAATGCCATAGCCAAAACATGATTACTGTATCCATAGATCAGTGCGTATTTAAAAAACCAGCAAAAGAAAAACATCTGGTTAAAATCTATGCAGAAATGACTAGAATAGGAAACACTTCCGCTACATTTAAAGTAGAAGCAAGAGCATATAACGTATTCAGAGAAGACGAAATTGTCTTATTACAAACCAATATGACTTTTGTTCGTGTAGATGAGGAAGGAGAGCCTATTCCAATTAGTAAACAAGTAAAAGAAAATTTTGAAAGAATTAAACTTTTATCCTAAACTAAACTAGATTAAATTAAATTAAACTAAATTAAACTAAATTAGAAAAGGCTGCCTAACGGTGGCCTTTTTTATTTCGCTAAACAAACAATCGCAAAATTATGCCATTAGAAACACCTAATTTGTCTGAAATATCTACAAGTATTTTAGACCCATTTTCCGATGAGTTTTTAACAAGAGTTGCAGAAGTAACACAACAAATTGCAACTATTGAAGAAAACGAGCTTAATCAACGCAGCCCAAGAAAAAAGAGGGCTGTTACTCCTAAATTTTATCTATCAAAAGATTTAATTAAACGATTAGATAAACTTAAAAAAGCAACACAAGACCATGATGTAATACTTGTCGTAGATGCTTTACTTACTAAAACAAGACAAGAAGACAGTGCCATAAATTACTTAGGTTTATCCAGAGACGACTTCTCTAAAATCTCCTATATGGATACTGCTCGTGTAGAAAGATTCAAAGATGAAACTTTTACAAACAGTTATTTTAAGAGCGGAACAAAGATTACAGTAAATAGAACTTTAAGAAAGTGGGATTATCGAACTGGTAGTCACTACGAAGAGGATAGAAGTTATAGTTTAAAACTAACAAGTAGTAGAGTTCCTAAGCCAATTCCTTGTACTGTATCTGAAGACGGTTATTATGTTATTCCTGATGATGTAAATCTTAATATTTACAGTCGAACTCTTATAGGCAATATAAGAAGTCACAGACTTGCTGATGGAAGAAATACTTTAACATTTTCAAACTCAGTCTATAATACTGTAAGATTTGATTACACAATAGAACCAGTAACAGTTACAGAGTCTATGCTTTGGAATCCCGACAGAAGATACCACTCAAGCGTAGGTAAAGTGATTAGGAAAGTTTTTGGAAATCTATTTAGTGATAACGCTATATGTAAGTTTGCCGAAGAGTATTTTAAATTGATTGTAGTACAAGACAATAACTATGATTTAATCTTTGCTGAAGGTTCTGACATCCGAAAGTATTATCATCAAGAGAATTATTTGCCTCAAAATAGTTCTCCTTTGTGGAATTCTTGTATGAGGTATCCACAGTGTCAAAGCTTCTTTTCCATGTACGAGCAAAATCCTAACTGTAAACTTGCTGTACTTCTCTACAAACAAAAAGGTACTACAGAGTTTAAAGTAGCAGCTCGTGCTCTTGTATGGAAAAACTCAAAAGGCAATTTCATAGACCGTATTTATCACCATAGCCATAGAGCAGAAGCTATTATGAAAAATCAACTTCTTAGTCTAGGCTATAAAGACATGCGTGTTAGAAGAGCAGGGTACTATGAAGGAGAGATGGTAGAAATTGAAGCAGAAATCATGGATGACTTAATAGTAAAAGGTGCATCTTTCCCTTACGTAGATAGTCTTAGGTATTATGATTATGAAAGAAAAGTCTTAACTCCTGAGTGTCCTTCTTATAACTATGCTTCTTTTACACAAACAGGTGGTGGTTTTGAAAACAAAACTGAAGGTAATGAAGAAACCTACTGCTGTGATCGTTGTGGAGAAGACGTAGATGAAGAAGATTTGTACTACATCGAACTAGGCCGTTCAAGAGGTCAATCGTTATGTAGTAATTGTGCTACTTGGATTGATGGAAGAGATTGCTACGTTCACGAAGATGATGCAGTATCTGATATCTATGACGAGTATATTTATATACAAGATGCTATCGAACTATGTGATGGAAGATTTGTACATAATGACGATTCTGACTTAGCAGAGTATGAAAATAATTACGGTTATTTTGTTACTGGAGTCACTGACTATGATTATGTTGAAATAGATGGCAAATACTATCACCCAGACGATCCAAAATTAGCTGAGTTATTAGCAGAACAAGAAGAAGAACAAGAAGAAGAAATCGCACAAATCGAACAAATTGAACAAATCGAACAAATTAACGAAACAAATCATGAAACAAACCAAGCAACAAACCAAACAACAATCGCAAGCCTCAACAATGACTACAACCTACTCGACATCCTCTAGTTATCAATCAAGAAGAGAATATAACCAGATTGATAAGGAAAACGTAGTAGTAGAAGATTTTGGTATAGACTTCGAATTATTAACAAGTATTATGTATCAACAGGCTCCTACTGGTAGTCAGTATGAAGCTGTTAAAAAAGACTTTCTCTTAAACTTATTACAATCTACTGTATCTGATGTAGAGATTTACGAAAGAGAAGGAAATATTTATGCAATCAAAGGTCAAGCAGACAACTATCCAACTATCGTGGCTCATTATGACACAGCTCAAGACTATCACAAAGGATTAAATATTGTGGTAAGAGACAATTGGATGTTTGGCTTTGACACAGTAGATGCAGAACAATGCGGTATAGGTGCCGATGATTCAGTAGGCGTATACTTTGCCATTGAAATGCTTAAGCGTCTTCCTGCATGCAAAGTAGCTTTGTTTTATGGTGAAGAACGTGGTTGTGTCGGATCTAACAGATGTGATATGAACTTCTTTAAAGATAGTTCTATTGTAACTCAACTTGACAGACGCTCTTACACCAACGATTTCATTAACTATACTAATGGAGTAACTACCTTCAGTAAAGAACATTATGACGTTATCACCCCTTTACTTGAAAAGTATAACTATCATCTAAATACTGGTAGCTGTACTGATGTAGGCAAACTACGCCAAAGAGGTCTAGCAGTATGTTCTCACAATCTATCTTGTGGTTATTTTAACGAGCACACCAACAAAGAAATCATACACATTCCAAGTATGAATAATGCTTGTATGTTGGCCTATGAGTTACTTAAGAAAGTTTATTCTGAAAATCTTGTACTTACTTTTCCTGAAAAAGCTGCAGTTAAAGACACTTGGACAGGCAGTGCAGATTTAGATTATTCTTTCTATAGTAGAGCTTCTTTGTTTGATGATTTAGATGAAACAAAAGAATTTAACGATTCGTTTGATACATCAAAGTCAGAAGATGGTTATAATTGGGACCCATATTGGGGAGTAATGACCAAAAATGGAGTTGTTACTAGTACTTATTTCAGAGACTTCTTTCCCGTATTTGACAAGGAAGACATCTGGGAAGAAGTTGGCTACAACAAAATGTCTGAAGAAGCTCTTCTAGCGTTAGTTAAATCAGGAGAAGTTGATCCAATCCATTATAGTACCTTGTTTGAAAAACATTACTCTAAATTCCAAGATTTAAGCGATAAAACAGATCTTGAAATCAGAGAAAGTGTTGCGGCAGGAGAATGTCCTTGTTGTGGAACTAGGTCAAATAATCTTCAATATCAACCAGAATACAATGTAGCAGAGTGTCTGCATTGTGGCTCTAGTTACTATGTTGATTTCGACATGTTAACTATTGAGGATTTGCCTCTTGATAGACACAAAACTTTTATGATTGATAACATATAATTATTTAGGGGAAGCTAATGACTTCCCCTTTTTTATTTTTTATTTTATTGAAAACCAATGAGTTACATGAAAAACAGTAATAACTTTAATGAATTTGAATGCTTTGGGGAAAGTCTCTCCACACATCCAGATTACCTACAAATGAAAAGAAATTATGAAGAGAATTTATTGTTAATAAGTTTGCAGGAAGACTTGGAAATGTCACCAGAATCTGTTAATTTCGTATCCCCCGTTTTCGAAAATCCTCTAAATATAGAGATAGTAGAAAATAAACCAACCAAAAAACCAACCAATGAAAAGAACGTTTTATGAGATTCTATGGGCCGTTTGCGAAGTAGAAGGAAAAATTGATGACTGGATTAAAGGTGGGATACTTATCAGTAACGGCACTAAGTATTCTTGGCATCCTTCTGTATTGCATTTATGTGATGCAAGTGAAATTATTGGAGAACTTGTAATTCAAAACACTCCAAAAATTAACGAAGAAAAGAAACAAGAATTCCTCAATAGTGTTACTTCTGATTTTGTAAGAAATAGTCCTGAACAATTTATTAGGTCTAAACAAGAAGCAACTGCAGTTGAATGGATTGATGAGTTTATTCAGAAGTTTAGTATTAAAAATATTGGCATTGCTGGCAAAGCAAGTAGTAAACCTGGTGTAATTAAAAAGATGGCTAAGTTTTTAGCTGATACAGATTACACAAAGGAAGAAATTCTTGGAGCAACTGATCTTTATATTAACACTCTGAAGAAACAAGGCTCTATTCGTTACATTAGAGATTGTATTTACTTTATCAATAAAAAAATTGATGGAGTTGACGTAAGCGATTTAACAAAATGGTGTGAAGAGTATCGCAATAATGGCGGTAGTAAAAATGACTATGACTCTAGAACCATTTTGTAATTATGAACTTTCAAGATCTAATCTCTACAGTAGAACGTAACAAGATTATTAAAGAGTCAGGAGGTATTACTTCTATACTTCCTCCTTTTCCAAGACTTGCTACTCGCTATGGTGGTTTTACCAAAGGTTCAATCACGGCCATCACAGCCTCTTCGGGTGTAGGTAAAACAAAGTTTGTAAAGTATTTCACTATAATGAATATTTACAAACAGACGTTTAATACATCTATTCAACCTAAAATTTTCTACTTTGCTCTAGAAGAAAGTGCCACGGATTTTTGGCTTTCGTTTATTGCTATGTTTCTCTATGAGAAATATAAAATCACAATAAGTGTTACTCAACTTAAATCTATTGGTTCTTTTACAGTGACTAATGAGCTAATGGCTAAAATTAAAGAAGCCGAAAAGTTCATCCAAAAACTACAAGACATTGTAGAAGTAATCGATTATGTTAGAAATCCTACGGGAATCAGAAAGTATATTAATAACTATTTTGAGAATCCTGCTGTTGGTACCGTAATCAAAAAAGAAATCGAAGAAGGCAAAGAAATACCTGTAGGTTATACTTACAAATCAGATGATACTTGGGTATTCTTTATTCTTGACCACATCTCTCTGGTGTCTAACGAAATTGCACCAGACACAAAGATGCGCTTATCTTCCTATCAAACTTTTGACCATGTAGTCAAAGACATTATTCTAGAATTATTTTCTAAACGTTACAAGATGGCTAGTATTGTTGTTCACCAACAGACTCCTTCATCAGAACGAGCACAATACACAAATAAAGGTGCCTTGATTGAAGAAATGCTTGAACCGTCACTAGAAGAACTTCACCTAAATAAAGGTGTACACCAAGACTACGAGATAGTCTTAGGATTATTTAATCCTTCAAGACACAACATAGCAGCACATAGCGGTTATGATGTATCTCTTTTGGGGCCTAAGTATAGGTCTCTTATGTTTCTAAAAGATCGACACTATGGATTAGAAAGAGCCAGCGTAGGTTTATATTTTAATGGAGCGAATGGAGAATTTGAAGAACTTCCACGTCCTGAAGAAATGAATAAACCTGGAGGCAATTATTACGAACACTATAGAAACAAGTAATTTATCCAGTATGAACAAAGAATTAGACTTTATTTTAAAAGAAATGTGCAATAGAGTAGGGGTAGCATTTGAGGATATCGACTTCCAAGAACACAATTGGTTCACTAAACATAGATGGACTATTCACGAGGAAGAAGACTTCACAGATTGGCTAGCTAAACACCTATATGACAACAAAGAAGCAAGACACTTTATCTTACGAATTACAAGCAAAAACAAATCGCTGTGTAAAAAAGGAGCTAAAGCTTTTGTGTTTAATTATGGTTGGTCGTATAAAGAAGACTTAAAACAAGAAGAAAAAAATTAATATGTCAAGTAAATTAATCGCAATCGTAGGACCTTCGGGTACAGGAAAATCAACTTCAATCAAGTCATTGAATCCAAAAGAAACTTTCATCATTAACGTGGCTCGTAAAGAGTTGCCTTTTAAAGGTGCAGAGAAACTTTACAATGTGGAATCAAAGAATTACATGGAAGTTGATGACCTTGCTCAAATTACAGGTCTATTAGGCACAATCAGTGAGAAAGCCCCTCACATTAAAAACATTGTAATGGATGATGCTATCTATTCAATGTCCTTCCTAATGGTAAAAAAAGCTAACGAGGTTGGTTTTTCTAAATTTACCAATCTTGCAAAAGATGTAACTACTATGCTTACTACAGCTCGTAAGCTCCGTAACGACCTTAAAGTATTCTATATTACTCACTCAGAGAATATAGAAGACGAAGGTAAAATCGTAGGTCAAAAGATTAAAACAATCGGTAAAATGCTCGATAACCAAATTGTGTTAGAGGGTTTGTTTACCATTGCTCTTTATACTCACGTAGGAGAAGACAAAGATGAAAACGCAACTTACAGCTTTGTAACTAATCGTTGGCGCAGTTATCCTGCAAAGTCACCTATGGGAATGTTTGATAGTACATTGATTCCCAATGACTTGCAGAATGTATGTAACATTATTGATGCTTACTACAATGACGTAGATGAAACACCAACAGAAGCCCCAGCAAAAGAAACAGAAACAAAAACAACAAAAAAATAAATTAAAGTAAAAAATTATGAATTTCGATCAATTAGAAACCCGTCAAGCTCCTGCAAAAAAATTATTTACAGGATTCGCACCAATCCAAATCGTAGCTGTTAACCCTACTGCCGCTAAAATTAATGACCTTCTTGGTATTACAGACGCTAAAGAACCTGTATACGAAAAAGATGGTACTATGCGTCTAGATTTCTGGTATGTAAATCATCCAGACTTTAAAACTGAATTTAGAGGTAAGTTTTCTTTATTTATTTCTAATGAGACTAGAACTTCTCAGACAGGTAAAAACCAATACATTGACAACTATACTAAAACTGCATGGGCAACTAACCTTGCTGGATTAAGTGAGATGATGAGTAGTTGGGATGAATCTCGTAGATTAGATATGAAATCTATCAGAGAAGCAAAAAAGGGCGAAGAGTCTGTTTATGGTTTGATGAAAGCCTATGCTAACGCTAATCCTAAAACTCAACCATTCGTATTGGATTCTTGGTCTGCAATTGCTTCAGGTCGTACAAACGAATTAGAACAGTTCTTCAAGCACTTTAACGAAAAAGGTATGGGTGCAAAAGTATTGATGGGTATTAAAGACGGTCAATACCAAGACATCTATACAGGTATCTTCTTAAATGTAGGTGCTGGTAAAATCGGTGACTATGTTAAAAAGAACGTAGAAGGTGAATATGGATTTAAAAGTTATTACGCAGGTTATGACTTTAAACCTTATGACCCTGAAGCGGCTCCTGAATCTAACGAAATTGATATGTTCGGAGGTTCCTCTCCAGCTATTGACTTTGGTACTCCTACAGAGACTGCAAATCCTTTTGCAGAATCAACAGATGCAGATCCTTTCTTTTAATCTTTTTATTCAGTAAAACAGGGGGTCTAGTAGGCCCCCTTTTATTTTTCCTTATGAATTTAGAAGCAATTGAAACAAAAACTAATATAGATGAACTCTATAAAATTCTGGGCCAGGAGGCTATTATGGAATTCTATTTTGGTGACAAGATAGATTTAAGGAAAAAGTATGTTAATCCTTTTAGGAATGACAGTAGACCTGGTTGTGGTTTTAGGTGGGCACAAAATGGTAAATTGTATTTTTACGATTATGCTACAGAAAAAGTACACTACACGGCTTTAGATGTAGCTATGTTAGCAACAGGGTATGGATATCCAGACATTCTTTACAAGATTGAGTCTGATTTTCAAATCAAGCATCTAGATTATTCAAATCGTAAAAAACTCTTATTAGAAGCCAAAGAACACAAAGTACCAGAAGTTAAGCCTGCAATTATTAAGGTAAAAGTTACAAAATTTAACCAATCTGATTTAGCATATTGGGCACAGTTTGGAATTACTCCTGCTATTTTAAAGTTTTATGATGTAAGACGAGTAGATAAAGCTTGGATTAATGATGAACTATGGTACATTGATAATGACCATGACCCATGCTATCGCTATAAAGAAAAGGATAGATTTAAATTATATAGACCATTATCTAAAATAAAAACCAAATGGCGTAGTACTTACTTTGGAGGTATCTTAGAAGGCTACACTCAATTGCCACATAAAGGCACACAACTAATTATTACTAAAGGACTAAAGGACGTAATGATGTTTCATTCTTTAGGTATTAATGCAGTCGCTGTTAGAAGCGAAAATACACCTATGTCACAAAATGCTTTTGAGTTACTTAAAAACAGATTTGATAGACTGTTTTTATGGTTTGATGCAGATGAAGCAGGTATGATAGGTTGTAAAAAGATGCAGGATATGTATAACATACCTTGTATTTATCATGACCCTATATGGGGAAAAGACCCTAGTGATATCTATAAAAAACACGGAAAAGAAAAACTATTAGAATTATGCAAACAATTGGAGATCTTATAGATCAGCTGATAGATGTCAGCGTACAACATTTTAACGGAACAACATACAGTAGAGATGCTATTAAATCAAAATTTTTAAAACTTAATGGAGCAAGAAAATATTATTATCGTGTACTTGAGCCTATCAAAGAAAGAAAGCAAAACGATAAGATAATTCTTCCAAAACTTACAAGTGCAGAGTATAAAATCTTGACTTATATCGGTGAAGAGCATAATATAAGTTTAGCTGAACTTGTATCTAAATCTAGAAAAAGAGAAATAGTAGAAGCAAGAATGCAGGGTATGGTAATCTTTTACGTTTACTTGTTCTATACCTTTAAAAGAACAGGTGATTTATTTATGAAAGATCACTCCACGGTAATCCACGCAATAGAAACTACTAACGACTTGTTTGATTCTTCTCCTGGGTTCCAAAGATCTTTCATTAGGACTCTAAGTAGGCTTACTAGAGAAATGCCTGAACTATTTAGTTCTTATCAGAAAGATCAAGTGGAGTACAAGTTCTTGTTTGCTAATAGAAAGAATACAGCAAGTTTAAATACTCGACTAGGTCACAAATCTTATTTGGAAGAAATAGAAGACCAAAAACAAAACATTAAAAACAATTTAGAAAAACGTGAAGAAGCTTATTGATATACCAGATGATTGGTATCACAAGTTAAAACCTGTAATTGAATCTGAAGAGTTTATTAAAATTGGAAAGTTTATTGGGGCAGAAAGAAAATCTAAAGTAATCTATCCTCCAGGACCAGAAGTATTCAGAGCATTCAATTTAACTCCTTACAAAGATTTAAAAATTGTTATACTTGGAATGGACCCATATCCAACAGAGTATAAAGGAGAACCAGTTGCTTGTGGTTTGGCATTTGCTCCTAGAAATAAAGACTTTACTCCTCCTTCTTTAAGAATGATTTACAACAGAATTAAAGAAGATTTATACCAAGATGAACTGACTTTTCCGACTGATCTAGATTTACACAAATGGACAGAACAAGGAATTTTATTATTAAATGCAGCATTGACTGTAGAAAAAGGAAAAGCAGGTACACACTTACAACATTGGGAATGGTTTACAAGAAAAGTTCTTGAAACTATCTCAAACGAAAACACTGGTGTAATATTTTGTTTTTGGGGAAAAGACGCACAGAAATTTAAAGACTGCGTAAATCCTAAAATGCACCACGTATTAACCTCTACACATCCTGTATCAGCTGTTTACAAAGGCGGAGATTGGGAGTGTAATCACTTTACCGAAATAAACAGACTTTGTTTATTACAATACGGAGAAAAAATCAAATGGATAAACTGGGAATAATTGTACAGAAACTTAAAGCTGATGCTTTAAATTATCACAACCTAAAAAGCGCACTCGTAGAACATATTGGAAACAGAGGTCAGATATTAAAAAATGAAACTGCTGCTACAGAATATGACTATTGCGAATCAGTAGGTAGAATCAAAGAATTAAATGAGTTTGTAGAGTTCCTATTAAAGGCAGGAATATTTACAACCGAAGAAAAACAAGAAACAAACGAAATAAACGAAACAAACGAAACAAAAAAAGAAAATTAAAAAATCAACTATGTCAATTCAACAAATTTTAACCGACTCAAAAACAGACTGGACTGTTTCAAAATTACCTCTTTATGGACCAGGAGGTGAACCTACTCCTGCTTATGGGGTATTTCGTAGCGATAACAACAATTGCTTAGGTGTTGTTGGAGATCGTTACAGTGTAACACAAAACCAAGAAGTTCTAGAACTTTTATTCGAAGCTGCTGCTCAAGTAAATGTAAACATTGAAAGAGGTGGAACCTTAAGAGGCGGAGCTAAAGTATATTACCAGTTAGGTTTACAAGATGTAACCATTGGTGGTTCTCCATCTAAGCGTTATCTAACAGCTTTGACTTCTCACGACGGCTCATCTCCTATTGGTTTTGGTGCTACTAATGTAGTAGTAGTTTGTGCTAATACTTTCTTTGCAGCACTAAAAGAAGTTCAGAAAGTAAGACATACAACTAATTCTAGATTAAAATTAAACGAGATTGTAGGACAGCTTCGTAACTCTTTAGTTCAAGAAGAGCAAATGGTAGAACATCTTATTAATTTAAGTAAGATTAATATTCCAGAAGCAGTTACAGATGAGTTGTTATTGCAAATTATCGGAGGCGATGAAGATACAACTCGTACTAAGAATCGCTTAGCTGCTATTCGTAGTGCTATTGTACCTGAGTTCGCAACACATGGTAATACAGCTTACGGTTTGTTTAATGCTGTAACTCGTTACACTAATCATCTAATTAACTACCCAGACATTGAGGCAAAGCGTAATTCCTTAATGACAGGTGTAGCTTTTAAAACTAATGCAAAGGCATTAGAAGTTATTAGTGATACCTTCGGAAGAATTCCTTCTACAGAGTATCACATAATGACTCCTTAATTATTTAGGGGAGAGAATATTCTCCCCTAAATTTTTATATTTGTATTTACTTCTTATATTTATTGTATGTTAAAGTCAAACAAGCCAAAAAAGACACCTATTAAAGGTGAATCAGAAAAAAAGGTTGAAGCCAAACCTTGTTCGCAGTGTGGAAAAGTAAAAGCACTTGCTAACAAAACCAAAAGGCTATGTGCTGGTTGCGTAGTAAAAGAAAGAAAAGAGAAGCAGAGAATCAAAAAAGAGCATAAGAAAAAGATCAAACAAGAAACTGTAACGCAAACTAAATTAGACCAAATTACTTCCTGGCTAGTAAGAGCAATTCATAAGAATGAATGCCATGCTTGTGGAGTTATATCTGATCCCAAAGGGTTACAGTGTGCTCACTTTGTAGGCAGAACTAAAATGACTACAAGATTTAACTTGAAGAATCTTTTACCTGCATGCCCTAAATGTAATCTTTATACCCCTCACCACGTTTGGAACTTAGGCAAAAGTCTTAATAAGATTTTTGGTGAAGACACTACAGAAGCAATGTTAGAACTATCATCTCATCAGTTAAAATTAAGCAACTACGATAGAAAGCTAATTTATGATGTGTATAGAACATATCTAACAAAGATTGAAGAGAAAGATCTCTCACAGGAAGAAAAATACGAATTGCTTAATTACATAATTAAGAAATACGAAGACATTATTAACCCTTTAATAAAAAAATGATATATCTAGTTACAGAAAATTTAGAACTAAGAAAATTAATTAAAGGATTAGTAGATTCTCCAATTCATCTATGTAGTGTTGAGAACAGTATCAAATCTCTTAATAACTTAGATTGGATAGGTTTTGACACAGAGACTCTAGGTTTTGATCCTTATACAAAAGACTTGTTAACTATCCAGTTAGGCAATCAGACTCACCAAGTTGTAGTCGATGTTACCACTGTGGATATTCAACTTTATAAGGAGTTATTGGAAACCAAACCTCTTATAGGTCATAATCTCAAATTTGACTTAAAGTTCCTTTACCACGAAAGAATTATACCCTATAAGGTATATGATACGTTTCTAGCAGAGAAAACAACCCGATTGGGTATAACTCAGCACAGATGCTCTCTACTAGAGACCGTTAAACGACATTGCAATGTAATTTTAGACAAGTCTGAAAGAGCAAATATCAATGGTAGATTTACTATTCCTTTTATTATTTATGCAGCAGATGACGTTAAATATCTGCATATAGTAAAAGAAAAGCAGGAGGAGATCCTGAAAGAAACAAACTCACTTAAATCAATTGAACTAGACAACAGATTTGTTAAGGTCTTAGCCTACATAGAATACTGCGGAATTAAATTAGATGTCGGAAGATGGACAGCTAAGATGAATAAAGTAAGAGCAGATTATTTTGAAGCAGAGAAAAAACTTAACGAGTTTGTGATAGATAATAAAATGAGAAAATTTATTAACTATCAGACTGATTTATTTTCCAGCCAAATAAAAACCAATATAAACTGGAACTCACCTAGTCAAGTAGTAGAATTCTTTAAAGATTTAGGAGTTAACACAACAGTAACCGTAAAAGGTGAAGAGAAAGACACAATAGAAGCTTCACATCTTGTTAAGTTTCAGAAGAAGTTTCCAATTATAGAGACTTATATTAAGTATAAACAGGCACAGAAGGACCTAGGTACCTATGGTGAAAACTGGCTTAATATGATTAATCCTATAAGTGGACGTATACATACTCAGTATACTCAACTTATGTCTACTGGTCGACTATCAAGTGGTGGTAGAAACAAAGAGACAGGTGAAGCTTACTTAAACTTTCAAAACATTCCAAGCGATGAAGAAACAAGAAGTTGTTTTGTCGCTGAAGAAGGTAACGTACTTATTGGATGTGACTATACAGGTCAAGAACAAATTGTTTTAGTAAACAAATGTCTAGATCCTTCTTTATTGGAATTTTACGATAAGGGTCTAGGAGACATGCACTCATTTGTTGCATCTAAGATGTATGACGAACTAGATGGTTTAAGTTTAGATGAAATTAAAAAGAAACATAAAGACAAAAGACAGTCTGCTAAGGTAGCAGGTTTTGCAATTAACTACGGTGGTAGCGGTATAGGTATTGCCGACCAACTAGGATTAAGTGTAGAACAAGGTCAAAAGATTTATGATGCTTATTTTCACGCTTTTCCTGGACTTAAAAGTTATTTTGAAGGAGCCAAGAAGTTCGGCTTAGATAACGGTTATGTCCTTATTTCACCTGTTACAGGTAAAAGGTCTTATGTAGATTATTACGAAGACTATCTTGAAATGAAAAAAACAGTAATGGAACCTGGTTTCTGGGACAATTACAAAAAACACAAAGCACAACTTACAGTTACTTATTCTAAACTGAAAGATAAAATCAGTAAGTATTTCCGAAAGAAAGGAGATATAGAACGCATGTCTTTGAACTATCCTATTCAGGGAGAGAGTGCAGAGATTACAAAGTTGTCTTGTGTTTATTTCTGGGAAGACTATCTACTAAAAGAAGACAAATTATTTACCGTCAAATTTGTCAATACCGTCCATGACGAGAACTTAGTCGAATGTCCAGAGTCCTTACAGGAAGAAGTTGCTAATGCCTTAGAATCTGCAATGGTTAAAGCAGGTTCTTTATTTTGTAAACGTGTGCCTCTTAAGGCCGATCCATGTATCGCTAAACATTGGAAAAAATAAACTAAAGATAAAACTAAAAATTATGGGAGCAAGTTTAATTGTAATAACAGCTAGAGGTATGTCTATGCAAGACGCTTATAGAAACGCAGTAGAAGATGCAATTCATGAACATGGTAATGATTCGTACAATGGTACAATCAGCACTACTTCAGGATTTGTAGATAAAACTAAAGAATACAGAGGCTCAGATATGGACATCCACACTTATGCTGGCTGGTTGTATGACAACAACAAGATTAGTAAGTGGGGTAATGCAGCAGGTGTTTGTACAGCCGAGCCAATTGAGAATACTAATAAAATTAAAAGTCAAGTTACAGCACATCCCCAAAAAGGTAACAGAGTTTGGAAAACTATGTACGTTGCTAAGACTTATGATGGTAATCGTATTGGTGAGTCTGAGTTTCAAGCAGACGCTATTAAGTTAGCTCGTGCCTACACAGAGAGAGAAAAAACTAAATCAATTGTTACTATTGAGAAAAGATTAGTAGGAAGCTCAAACCTAGTATCTGAAATTACTTACAAGAAATCAGACAAAGAACGTTTGGGTAGTTACTTTTTTATTGCTTTGGCTGCAGAATAATTTAACCTATGAATATTACTCACGAGGGAAACCAAGTCGGTAAACAAGAGAGCCTTGCTGAACTAGAAGCAAGGCTTTCTCTTCTAAACAAATCCATAGATAAACTTTCTATGGAAAGAACGTTTGTAACTAATAAAATTAACCAACTTAAATCTAAAAGAAATGACAAATCTAAATAACGATCCAAAAGAAACAGAAGTTGATTTGGACAACGAAGAGCTAGATGATGATTGGAGTGACTTTGATGAAGTCGAAGAGTGGGAAGAAGACCCTGCTTTTAATCATCTCAGAGACGAAGAAAGAAACTTTATAGCTGAAGAAAGAGAAAGGGAAAGAGATGGATATTAATGACGACTTAGAATACTTTGACCACGATGTAACAGATAATGTTACTAAGTTACTTACTAAGTACGGAAGAACTAGAGACGATGATATGCTTCTAGTGGCTACTTACTATCATGAATACTATCCTAAGTTAATTAAGGGCACTGCTATGGACTTCCTTAAAGCATTAGCTAATAATAAATTGGTATCTTCTGACCTAATCACAAGAACTCGTAGAAAGCTTCAAGAACATAACGAACATTTACGAGGCACTAAGTGGAAAGAACGTCACGAAAGACAATCATCGGTAAAGTCCGACACCAAAAAAGTAGAACATTTTACAACTAACCCAAACATAATCTAATGGCTAATCATTGTTATAATTTTGCAGAGTTTGTAGGACCTGCAGATGTACTACATAAACTAAGTAAAAGACTAGAAAAAATAACTAAAGACCAACTTAAGGAAGCATACACTGATAAAGGATTGCCTATTCCAGCCTACAAGGAAGAAGTTGCTTGGATAAATGGAGCAAATGCTCACGAGTTATTGTTTAAAAAAGAACCAAGTGGTAACTTTGATGTCTATGACTTATATGGAAGTAAGTGGTTTGAATGCTACTACCAATATAATGAAGGAGACGAGCATCTTATAATGCAAGGAGACAGTGCTTGGAGTCCTATGCTTCCCCTTTTTGAAAAGATTTGTAAGAAGTTTAAGTTAAATTGTGTAGGAAATTATGGAGAATCAGGGATGAATTTTGCAGGTGAGTTTGAATTTGATCCTGAAGGATGCGTAGAGCATAAAGAAATGACTTATCGCCAATACGAAGCGGAACATAATCCAACATCTTTTTGGGATCAAATATTGTACGAAATTGAAGAAGGATATTATGATTCATTAGAAAGTATTTACGAAGAGTTAAAAAGTGTAGACTGGGATTTAACAGAAACTGAAAAAGAAGAATTAAAAAAAGTGTACGAGGAAAGTGTGGAAAACAATGCAGATTAGTGAAGAGCAAAAATTAAAAGATATAAGAAGGGCCTATGTATTAGCACGGGCCCTTAATATCCAATATCAATGGATTAGAGAATTTCTTAATCCAGATTTAAAAAAAGCAGTATCAACTGCAAAAGCAAATAACTCATTCTTTATCAAGCAGATAGATGATGCGTTTAGAAAACGAAGAGTAAATAATAGTTTACCTGAGAATGAAGAAGAACTAGCATTTAGACTGTTAGAAGAGTTAGAAAAAATAGATTTAAATCAAAATGATAAATAGAATTTATTTACCTGGAAGACTTGTTTTAAATATTGATGGTAATATTTATATTCGAGCCGACAAAGAATTAATGCAGTCGTATTTTCAAGAGTTACTTAATGGAGAAAATGAGGCTGACGTAGAAATTTGTTTAACCAAGATTGAATCAAAGAAAACCAATAAGCAACTGGCTTATTTTTATGGGATGATTCTTCCTGTAATTAAACAAAGATTCGAGGAACTATCAGGAGAGTCTTATACTAAAGATGAGGTAATGAGTGTACTTAAAGATAAATTTTTCTCAGAAGAGATAGAATTTCAAGGAAAATTTACCAAGGTACCTATGTCTTTATCTAAAGCAAAAAAAGAGGAACTTGATAAATTTATTAAAGACGTACTAGAGTTTGCCAATACAATCCTAGACGCACACATACCAGAACTAAACTAACCACAATATGAACGAAACAATCAAAAAAGAAATAGAGCAAGAAACGGACGAGTTCATGAAGGCTCTACAAGAAAGAGACAAAAAAGAGGCTTTTAAAATTGAAGGCCATTGGTCCCAAGAACAGATTGACGCTATTAATGTACGTATGGACCACAAAACTTTTTCTCAATCAACCCAGGCACTTAGGTATAATCAAGGCAAACTACAATGGTCTTTAATTGATTTTAAGTCACTAGAAGGCCTTGTAAAAGTACTTGAGATGGGTGCTAAGAAGTACGATAAACATAATTGGAAAAAAGGTATGCCTATTACCCAAGTAAGTGAGTCTTTAATGAGGCATTTATTTGCTTTTTTAAACGGTGAAGACACTGATTCTGAATCAGGATTAAGTCACATTAGTCACGTGATGTGTAATGCTATGTTCATTGAATATATTATGAGAGAAAAACCTGAATTTGATGATCGCTATGAAACTCAGAACAAAGAAGTATAATTTTTATAAAAAGACATGGGGACAAAGAGACTCCCCATTCTTGTTCTTTTATGTGTTTCCCATGTTTAATATCAGTAGGACAAAAGCACAAGAGAATTTTTCCATCCACATTGGATGGCTTTACTGGAATATCCAGTTTGAATTTTTAAAATAATAAATGAAATGATACTAGACGAAATTTACAGCCAAAGTACAGCGGTAAGCCAAAGTAAACTAAAACGACTTTTGGTACACCCACAGTACTATTTAAACTATTCTGGAGATTCAGAATTTGACGAGCCAAAACAAACCCTTACCATTGGTGACGGAGTTGACATCTTACTTACTCAGGGAAAAAAAGCATTTAAAGAAAACTTCTTAGTAACTGACATTGAAAAACCCACAGGCCAGATGGGTGATTTTGTTTGGTATTTATTTGCTCACAGAAACGAAAGTAACGCAGAACAAATTGCTTATGAAAAAGCAGGATTCAAGCGTGATACTATTCAGAAAGTAAGAGAACGTTTCACAGAAGAAGGCAAACCTTACTACGATGTGTTAGTCGAGGGAGAAACTAAAAGAGTTATTACTAGAGCACAATACGATAAGATGCTTGCAATTATTGATAGCTTCCAGACTAACGACTTTACCAGAGAGTATTTTGTAGAAGACTCAGGCAGATATACCGTTTTTAATCAGGTACCAATTGAGTTTGTGTATGAAGGAGTAGAATGTAAAGGTCTACTAGATAAAGTGCTAGTCGATAAATTTACAGATGAATTACTTCCTATTGACATTAAAACAAGTTCTTTCTCTACCAACTCTTGGGATAGTGCATTCTTTAAGTTGAGATATGATATTCAAGCAGCCTTCTATACAAAAGGTCTTCAGTCTATTGATATTAAAGAAAGATTTGGAGCAACTTCTATTCTTCCATTCAAGTTTATTGTAGAGAACCAAGACTTTCCAGGCAATCCTCTTATCTACGAGGTAAGCCCCGAGACTCTGCACATAGGAGAGTTTGGTGGAGAGATTAGAAACAGAAAGCTAGAAGGATTTAAACAGGCTATAGATCGCTATAAATGGCATACAGAAAACGATTTATGGATGTATCCTATGGAAGACTACTTAAACAAAGGAGTTAGGAGTATATGATGAAGGATGTGCCAGTAAATCTAGTAAATGAGGCAAGTAGATTCCTCATCCCTATTATTTTTAGTAAAGACAATTCTTCAATTTTATATTCCTTTGGATTCAAAGGAGTTTATGTAGACGACTATGGCTATCGCAGTAAGTTTGAAAACTGTTTATTCTTTTTATTTAATACTAAAGCAAAGTTCTTTACTGAGTTTGAAAAGAAGATAGCCAATTTTGATAGTTTTATAGATTGGTATGATGTAGATGAAAATCTTAGAATGTTTGTGTTTAGGGTGAATGAGTTATATCATGCTGATATTCAAGCATTTAAGGACAATAGATTAAATGAATTGTCTGAGAATTACTATGAAGTAAGTCATCCTATAAGTTTGGTGGGAATTAATGTGGATTTGTCAAAAGAAATTTATAGATTTGAAGCAACAAATAGAAAGTAAAGACGTAATGCAAACTACTATTATAGACTTTAAAAAAGATGTAGGGAAATCAAAAGAAAAGATTTCCCTATACTTAGATATTGTGCAACGAGTGGCACAAGAATCATACTGTGAAAGACTTAATGTAGGAGCATTAATCGTCAAGAACGGCAACATCATTTCTTTTGGATATAATGGTACGCCAAGTGGTATGCCAAACATCTGTGAAGAAAATGATGTAACATTTGAACATGTCCTGCATGCAGAATCAAACGCAATTACTAAGGCCTGTAAATCTCCAATTAGTACAGAAGATAGTACAATATATTGTACACACTCCTGTTGTATACACTGTGCCAAGTTGATTATTCAAAGTGGTATAACTACATTTGTATACTTGAACGATTACAGAGATGATAAAGGCTTAAAATTGTTGATGGCTAATGACGTAGAAGTAATTAAAATTTTAAAATAACCAACCAATGAGTACATTTAAATTAAGAGGTTCAAGAGTAATGTTAAATTGCCCACCTCGTAAAGACCTAGGCCTCCATTTAGGAGAAGAAGCACAACGTGAAGTTTTGCTTAGAGAAATTCAAGAAATGACTTCTTTAGAAGTATTTGCAGTAGGAGAAGCTGTTACAGACATTAAAGTAGGTGACAAAGTTTATATCTCTGCTAGTACTATTGTAAATGCAGAAGTTGTAGAAGTAGACGGAAACCAAAAGTTTCTTTTGCGTGAAATGGACATTGTTTTAATCTGGTAAAAACTAAAGATGAGATTGTTTTATTATACCTCGACTCCTGAAGAAGGACAAGAATCAGTAAGCGAAAAAGGCTACTCATTCGACATTGACTCTGTATTGTTGACTTATCCAAGCAAGGAAGGTTTGGCAGTTGTACTAAAGGGCAACGCAGACAAACTTAATCCTGTAGATTATCAATACAAAGTTGATCCTAAAACAAAACAAAGAGTACCTGTAAAGGTATCTAAATTTGAAATCACTTCTGAGCCTATTGTAGTGACTATTACAAAGCAAGAAGAGATTGAACACTTCTATGCACTTACAGGCGGACCAACTGCCTAAGTTTTCTAATCTACTGTTACAAAAAACCCGACCGTAAAAAGTCGGGTTTTTGTTTTTGTGGAGATGAGGGGGCTCGAACCCCTGTCCAGATAAAGTCGCAATTCAATGTCTTATTACACGCTTAGTACTGAGCATTTCGTTGATGTCAACAAAATGGTCTGCACCGTAAGGGTTGACCGAAGTCAGATTCCACCACTTGGTTTAGGTCCAAGAACCGTGAGTTGTCATTTTCTGTTCCAAGGGATGACTCCCCGAGACTTAGGCCGCCATTTGATATTCACCAACGAATTCAAGAGCGTCTTCAAAAGTCATGTTTGATTTTTCAACGTTGCCGTTTAAACTTTTTGATACGTGATTATAGAGAACAGTACCATCTCTCTGCGTGAACATTAAACCCAATCAATACTGTCGATTCCAATACATCCCCAGGTTTATACAAAGTTAAGTTTTTACCATCTTAATTACACGAGGTTTTTCAATCTCGTCAGAAAAAATTACTTTTAATCCGCAGATAGAAGTAATAAAAACACCTTCTGGAACTTCTACTTCATCTTGTGTATGAAAAAGTTCCTTTAAAAAACTTTTATAATGTTTGTTGGTCATGATGACAGCATTAGGGTATACCCCTAATAACCTATTGCCTTTTTCATCCACCTCTTTTTCTGAGTCCAAAAAGAATTTGTTAATCTCAGATTCAAGTTCTTGAATAGTCATAGTTAATCTAATTCTAAGTTATCTTGATTAAGTAGTTTATACAAGGTATCTCTAGTATCTTGTAGGGCAACGTAAGCCTCTTTAGGTAATGCTTCGTTGTACTTTAATTCTCTACGAAGATGTTCGTCTAATTGCCACACAAGATATTTCCACTTGTGGCCGTCAATAGCCTCACGAAAGTTGCTTTCTTCTTCGGGTAAATTAAATTCTAAGGTAGCTTTCATAAATTAGTAATAACCAAGATAGGTCAAAACTAATTAAAAATAATTAATAATACAACAAAGGCTATTGATCCCCAGAAACCTTTTTTGTACATAGAAAGTTTATACTCACTCTCATCGTATAATTTATAGTATTGTACTAACTCTATCTCAGTAGTATCAAGTGCAAGTTGTAGACTAGGTACAATCGAATCTTTGTATGTTTTAATTATTGCACTATCCGCCTTAATAATTTTATTTAAGGCTACTACTCTTTCTCTGGCTTGGATTCCTTTAAGAAACTCTTTATTCAATTCCTTTAGCGGTAAGCTGTCTAGAGATTGAGAATAAGAGCTTTGTACCATCAAGGTCAGGCATAGTATCAATAGCAATCTGAATCGTATCATATCTTAGTTTAATTTTGTGGTATTCTTTATAGACATTAGTCTTAACCTTTTCTAATGAATCTACTTTTTGTAACAATTTGTCAGTAGACTTTTGAACAGAGTCAAGATATTTTGTAATCTCGGGATTGGCTGTTACTTTACTGGTTTTGTAATTAACATAAATATCAAACCCTATCAATAAAAATAAGATTAATATACAAAGGTTAACAATACGAATATTTGTGGCGATTTGTTTGTCCATAATTAAGACTTATGCTGATCTATTTTGTTTAGAATGATACTAAGTAACTCGTTTTTAACTAAACCAGCTCTTTCTGCATTCTTTAAAGCAGATACTAATTGAAATAAAACAAAAGGAGCAATCACTGTCTCACTTAACCAGAATGTTCCCTGAAATCCTTTTTCAATCATTAACACTCCTGTAAGTAACAATACCCAGGTAATTAAGTTTTTTAATACTTTAATTGCTTTGTGTGTTTTAAAACCCTCAGTCTTTGAGCCTGCCCAAATTCCAAAGAATCCGTCAATAAAAATAACACTAACAACAGCTAAGTATTGTTCAGCATTTGCTGCGCCTAAATTAAGAAAATAGGTGCCTAAGAAAGCACACACGGTAGTAGCTGTATATAACACTGTCGTAGTTTTCATTTAAGTAATTACCTTAAATCATTGTAAAATGAGATAATATCTCGTTGTGGAACATTAAGTTTTAACATTAAGTCGGCTTCCCAACGTTTAGCCTCCACACCGTTCTTAAAAACAATAATCGTAGGAATAGATTTAATTTTATATTTTGTCTTGTATTGAGGGTAGGTACTGAGATCTATGCTGTAATAAACACACCCTACTGTATTTACCCACTTATAATCATTTGACTTATTAAAGTCAGCATTAAAGTTGACAACACACTTAGGTACAGTCAAGTTTGGACCTGACTGAGACGGTGTAGAAAATATCCAAGCAAATAGCCCAATAATTGCAGATACTGTTATAACTAAAAAAGATTTCATTTTAATAACCTTTCTTCCATTCTGTCTAGACGTTTATTAATCTCTTCTATGTTTTTTTGGGTATTTAGGATAGATTCTCGAATAAGTTGATCTTTCAGTTCCCACTCTGTTTTAGTTACAACAGATTGAGGCAAACCTTTTGCTTCTTCTACTTCCATCTTTAAAGAATACCATACTCCCATTAAAGAGATTATACCTCCGACAAGCATTACTATCATCTCCAAAGATAAAGTAAACTTAGTTTGTTTTGAGATTTCCATTGTAATAATTATTGATAGGGATCTATTGGCGTAGGAAAGTCTGAGTTTGTCAATATCACAAATTTAGAGTTAATAAGAATATCTGCAAAAGTGTCTAAAGAATTTTTAGAGCACATATATCTACCGTCTTATGCCTATACCTATCCTCATAGAAATTATTTGTAAGCAATTACACTTCCACTAGAGATTGTAAAGTCTGTGATAAACCCAGCTTCTGCAGGAAGAAAGGCACCTTGTTTGAAAGTTACACCTGACATCCCATTTGCTGACAATAAAGAAATACCATTTACTTTAAACTCGGTAAACACCGTATCTTCTTGTACTACCAAAGCACTATAACGTACAGTAGTTACAGTCTCTACACCATGACGTTTGAATCCTCCAGCACCCACTGATAAACCAGTGTTGGCTGCAATTTGACGAAGCTTTTTAGCTTGCTCGTTTAATAATTGTGAATTGTCCATATTAATATAATTTACAGTGTTTCCACTCGGCTTATGCCCGACTTATACAAATTTAACTTTATATAAAATTTTGTCAAGTCTAATGTAATAGTTTATAATAAATTAAGTTATTCTGTAACCCAATCAGACATAAACTCAGTAAGAGGAATATCTATAGTAATTGTGTGTCCACCTAAAAGATAGACTTGGGTCATCTCAAACTGACTACTAGCAGCTACTACAGAGTCTAGGTCAAGATAACCTACTTCTTCATACTCTATTAAATCGGGTTGATCATTTAACAACTTAGTGATTTCATCAGCTTCGTTGTCATATTCAAAAATAAAATTATATTTCTTGAGTCTCATAGGTCAAATTGTTCTATAGGTAAATGCGTTAATGTAAACTTTATCTGAACCGTTTTTTATCTGTCTATATGGGTGTAACTCAAGCCAACGACCCCCCAAAGGTTTAGGAGAAGATCCTCTTTCTACATGCCATCCACCTTTACCTTTTGCATATTCCTCTTTGTATGTAGAAGTTCTAATCATCAAAATATCTTTTAAGATTACATTGTTACGTTTATCTAGACACTCTACTGTGTATGTTACTTCGTAATCGTTATGAACGTGGCCCATCCAAATTGCATCAGCACCTTCAACCATTGTTTGCATACGGTTATGTTGGATTGTTCCTTTAGTTACAGGAGCACCTCCACCAAATCCGTGCATGTATTTTAACTTAAAGCTGCCGACTCTATTTTCAGGATTAGCAGAAGATGATAAATTAAATCTAAATAGAACCCAACCACCATAACCTCCGACCTCTATAGAAGTTCCATTCTCTCTATTAAGACCAGAAACAAACCTTTCAATAACATCGGTTTCTTGTCTTTTAAGGATACTGGTTTCATGGTTTCCGTAACCTACAACCTTAATTAAATGAGCATAGGGAGAAAACCACTCTATAGCAGAATTAACAACAGCATCTAAATAACTATTTACATTGTGTTCGGGACGTATATCTGATTTAGATTTACGAGGGTCATAGGCTCCTTGCATTAAGCAAAATGTATCACCATTTAATAGTATGGGACAATTTTGCTCTTTAGCTTGCTCTAGATGCTTTTTAAGCAATTCACGGTCACACTTAGGATTATCCCAGTGTAAGTCAGACAACAATAAAACTTTTAATGGTTCTGACTTAGATTTAATTACGTGGACGTTGTTTGTTTTCATATTTTAAAAATTAATGGGGCCGAAACCCCATAGATTATTCTAGATTATTCTAAATTATTCTGGATTAATAGGTTCTTCCGAATCAAATTCCATTTCAGAAATTTCTCCTGGACTCATATCTAAACCTTTTCTAGAAGGGAAGAAAGGGACGGGAATGTAAAGTCCTCTTGGATCTTCATTAGGATTTGATTCTAGTTGCTCTTTAGCTCTCTTATAGTTAGTCTTAAGAGTTTCTAAGTCTTGATAAACACTCTCAGGAACTGCCTCTCCTTTGTTTTTATAAGAAGCAATTGTTTTTTGAATGTCTTTTAATTCTTTCTTAAACTCTTTAGCAAGTTGAGCCTTAGGCATACGGGTAGGCATGTTCTCTACTCCCTCATGTTCTTTCTTATAACGAGTTCTTAACTCTTTGGTGTAAGTCTTAGGAGAGAAACTGTTAAAGGCACGGTTTTGATACTCAATAGATTTAGGACCAATAGCTAAACCTCTAGCACCTAGTGCCTCAAGACCTAATACAGCTAATCCTGACTCACCTGCAATTAATGGATGAGTTTTATCCCAGTCTACCTTGTTAGAGTTTGGTCTGTATTTATAATATGGATCATTAGTATAAAGTTTTTCATCAGTAAAGAATTTACGATACACACTAATAGGTCCAACCATTTGCCATCCTACTTTTTCAAAGATACCTACGCCATTGGCTTGTTCTTTTGCATAAGTAAAGTAAAGTTCTCCTAGTCCCCACATAGTAAATACACCTTCAGCTTCGTTAGCCGTTCTCTTCATACCTAGACATACATAATCTTTCCAATCAGAGACACCGTCATCTTCACACTTAAGACGAAGAGACATCTGCATTAACATATTAGCAAATGCTGCGTATACAGAATACTGGAACATAAACTGTTTTAAGCCAGCTTTTTCATACTCAGAAGCATATTTCCAACTGTTTGCGAAGTTAGAGGGATCTAATATTGTATCTTTTACAAAATTAATCGCTGCTCTATGAGATCCGATTGTTCTAATACCCGCATGATAATGAATAGTCTCACCTCCCCAAGTTGATTTAAATTGAGGAATAACCCATTTCTTTAAGAATAAAGCTAATCTATAAAAAGCATTAGCAGATGCTGTAGGCTGAGTTACATCAGCGTAGTTACCTTGTGCTCTTTCATTAGCTCTTTGGATTCTATTCTTAATCAACGCAATAAAATCTTCTGATAATTCTACATCAGGACGGATTTGAACTAGGCCATCCTTCATCTCAAAAGCATCCTTTAAAGGAATCCATCTATCTGAGTCTTTTAACTTAGCTTTATATTTTCCTAAAAAAGCATAAGTCGTAGTAGCAGCAATATCAAATTCAGTATAATCTCTTAGAGTGTGTACAGTTTTCCAGACTTTACCAAACTTAGTGATGCCTCTATTATCAATCTCAGAAGCTTGGTTACTTTGGCTCTGAGTACCTGCAAAGTAATCTACTAACGCAAGACTCAAAGGTTTATTACCAAACTTATTATAGTGCATAAAGAAGTCTTTAGAAATACCAACAGTTTCTGCTTGTGCTTTTAAGATGTCTCGCTTGCGAATACCATAAAATCCTGACTGACTATAAATACTTAACAAACCAGAAATCCAGTTCTGTGGTAAAGAAAGTACGTTTAATCCTAATGTCTTAAATCCTGCAAGTCTAGTAGTGGCTCTTAAAATATTACCAACTTTACTTTGGTTAGCGTACTTACCGTAAAGTTCTCTATCTATAAGTTGGCCTATGTTTTTTCGAGCACCTGTTTCCCCCTGACGAGTTAAAACTTCTTCCATCGCTAAGATAGTGGACTGGTACTTACGCATTACTCGGAATCGTTCAGAGGACGTAGCATAAGAAGCCATAGCCTCCATAATATTATATGACTGTTGATCTCTGTCTATTGTTCTAGCGTAACGGTTAAATAATCTTCTTGATGTTCTTACAACCGCATCACCAAACGCATCTGTTTGGTCAGGATTACCTACTAAGTCTTCATTATCTTCAAAAGCTTCCCGATCTCCTTGGAACCAACTTGTAATTTGTTGGAACCAACGTTTTAAAGGATTTCTTTGCATTTTCAAAGTATCCAATAAAATCTCAGAGTTAGCTTTATATAAACCAGGAATAGCATCTCCTAATTTATCTGCTTGGTATAAATTTTCCTGACTCTTATAATGAAGGTCACGCATCTTCATCATAATCTTCTTTTGTTCAGGACGTAATTTATCAAAATTACTATTATAATAAGTGTCCCCTGGTTGTACTTGCTTAAAGCTGACTTCTCCAGGACGATATAAAGGATTCTTAAACTCTTCGGCTACCTTAGTTTTATACCAAAGAAAAGAAGGGGCCTCACTTTGAATATGTTCAGGACTATTAGGACGTGTTACACGCCACATAAAAATAGGCTCCTCAACTTCAACAATCTGTTGTTGATCTTCATCCCACCTATTCTTGGTAATATGATTTTCCTTAAACCAGTCTGAATTTACAAATTCCCTATGTACAAGTAGTTCAATTGACTTTTCATCTAATGTTGGATTATTAGCAAATACCTCACTACGAATCTCAGCCTTAATTGAATCTACAGCATCCTCATAGTATTTAGAATTTACACTAGACTGCAAAGCCTGTAACTGCTGAATAAGAACGCCCAACTGTTGTTTGGTTTCTTTACTTAGTGGACTACCCTCTTTCATCAAAGCTTTTACGGCCTCAATTTCTAATTCAATATTACGAGCAGTCTCTACCTGTCCTCTACTTAAACTTGTAGGCAAATACTCACCGTTTTGGTCTTTATTGCCCCTAAGTAAGTTAAATAGATTTTCGTATCGCTCCGTTAAAGCACCGTCCTCTCTAAAAGAAAGTAATTCTTGAATTTGGTCGGTGATTGCTTGACGCTCTAAGTAAAACTCATCAGTAAAAATAGTTCTAGTATAAACAGAGGCCCAAGTATCAAACTCTTTTTGAGCTGCGTCACGTTGTTGTGGAGTTTTAGCTTTTGCTAAAGCTTTATTTAAAATATCTTTCTTTTGTGCTAAGGTTCTTTCGAATGTAAGTTTAGCGTCGTCGGTTAATTCATACTGAATAGTCGCTGCATTTTTCTTAGCGGCTTTCCATTCTTGAATAGCCTCAGCAACAATCAAGTCATCTCCCGTTTTTCTACGACCTAAATCATCGTAGAATCTCTCCATATCATAAAGTTCTTTCTCTTTTAACTTTAATCTTACTAAAACCTCATCATTAACCTGGCCCATACCAAACTCTTCTCGAATAGCAGCAATCTCATCAAAGATTTGATTACGTTTTTTACGAATATCGTCAGGTAAAAGTTTTTGAATCTCATAGTACTCGTCAGTAAAAGGACGTTCAGTATATTGTTCGTAAAATCTTTTTAAGTCTTCTTCGTACTTAATAGCCTCATCCTTAGTTTCAGCATTTTCAATATTGTAATTAAGTTCTGTAATCCTGTTCCTAATCTCTATTGTCATAATAGGTGTATTTAAAGCAAGAATAGGTTGCTTTACTTTTTCACCATTTACGATCTTAACAAGTACTGTTTCACGATAATAAGGACTATAAAACTTTTTAACATCAATAACTGAGCCAGTGAATGCTCCTTCTACTTTAGAAATCTCATCCATCAAAGTTTGCCACTCAGAGGCAACACCTTGTAAGTTTTTAAGAAACTCATTATTTACGTTATTAATATAACCAGCAATAAGTTGAACACTAGGTGTCTTAGTAGACATAGAACTATCAAAAGAAAGGTACCAAGGACTATTTGGGTCCTTTAACATTCTTTCAATATTCTCAGGTGTAGGAACTTCGTTAGCTTTTCTTTTTTCAAGTTCTTTAATTTTCTTTTTAACTTGATCAGTTTGTTTTTTCTTCTTTAGACTCTCAATCTCTTTATCAAAGAAATCAGAAATCTCTTTAGTTTGTAACTCTAGAGAGTTTGCTAATTCATTTACTACAGGTTTAACCAGATTCTTCTCGTAGGATTGTTCTATACCAGTAATACTGTTATTAATCCAGAATAAGTTTTTTAAGAAATGGTTTTCATTAATTGCTAGTGATTGAATACGAGCCTCTGAGAAAGCAATATTAGCAACTTCAGGAGTAAACAATTCAACTATTTTATCCATGTGCTTCTTAAAAGCCATTGCTTGCTTATGTGCTCTGTGCAAATCACCTAGTTTTTTACCTTGGGGAATGTCAGGATCATTTAAAGTTTTATTTAAGTGTGCTGAAAGTCCCTGTAAGTAAAGAGAAGAGTATTGTAAGTAGTCTGCTAAGTCTAAAACAGATGCAGCAATATCTTCGTCTGTTACAATATCCTTAATTTGAGAGATAGCTCTAACAGCTTGTTTTAAAGATTCATTTCCAATTTGCAAAAACTTATTAGTATCTAAAATCTTTCTAATCTCAGACTCTCTGATAGCATTAGCAATAATTTTAACTTGTTCTTGGTAAGTTTGAAACTGGGCAGGTGCATTTGGGTCGCTTTTTACATACTGTAGTAAATCATCTACTACTTGTGGATCAATTACACGACTTTCCATATACTCCTGCGCTTCAGGGGATAATTCGTATATATCTACTAGAGTCTCATTACCAACCATAGCTTGAACTAAATCAGCTAAGGTTGTATTTTCATTAGGTGTAAATTTCTCTTGAGTAAAGATAGATTTAAACCAATTTAGGATTGCTTGATATAAACTAGGTTTTTGCTCTAAGGCAGCCTGTCTTCCTAACTCTGTTGTAATGACTTCTTCCCAAAATTCTTCCGTACCTAACAAATCGGGGTATAAGTCTGTTACATAAGCAACAGAAGAAGTTTCTGGACTCATCTCATGTAAAGCCTCTACTTCTGCTTTTAATGCTTCAAATAGTGGAGCATTAGTTTGCTTAATTGATCTAATAAGAATATGGCCAAATTCATGAAAAGCAAGTTCGGGACTCATAAACGCAGGATTAATTAAAACCATTCCTGACCTAAAGTCAATTTTACCTGCTTGAGGAATAGTAGTATCCCAGGCCCACTCTACTCCTGGAAACTTAGCCGCTAAACGATTAAATAATCTTTCGTATTGTTTAATTTCTTTACGACTTAGTTGTTTTGCTAGTTCAAAATGTCTGAAAAACAATTCCCCATTATAAGGCAATACTTCTCCCTCAGGAGTAATAAACTCATTTGCCTCTATTTGTTTCTCTAATAAAGCTTGTTTTTCCCCACGAAACGCTTCTAACCTATCAAGCATTTCCATCTCGGCTTTGATTTCCTCAGTGTCAAGCTCATCTATTAATTCGTAAAGAGGTTCATAAGCTACTGGACTATTAGTTAAAGTAAAATAAACTCCTGTATTATCGTAATAAAAGTAAGCGATTGGTTTATCTAGACCAACAAACTTTTTATTAATTGATTTAACTATGCTCTCTGCTACGGGAATAACTTGTTTTGTATTGGTTACTTTTTTTCCTGTATGTACATAGTACCTATCACCAAACAAAGTACGGGCCTTTGTAACAGAAGACAAACCAGACACATAAGCATCAACATTCTCACGAACTTTAGTTGCAATAAATCCTAACTTTTTTTCAGGAGTATCCGCAGTGATGTACTGTGGATTATTACGAATTTCTTCTACAAAGTCTTGAGTCTTTTCTTGACGCATATAACGATTTAGAAGTTCATCTACAGGAACACGAGATTCCATAACATCTCCTAAATTATAATATTTAGCAGGGACTTCTCCCTCGTATTTATCCCAAAGATAATGAGCAATCTCAGGTGCCACAGATTGAAGTTTTTCAAACTGTTCTTTTACTTTAGGGTCTGATAGGTTTGGACAAAACATTTTTTACTTTAAATAATTTAATGTATGATTACAAATATAAGTCTATTAGCAGTTTTTCCTTAATTCATTATTTAAGTTAACTAAGTCTTGGAATGTGCTGCGAACAATCTCATTACGACGTGCCTCTATACTCTCGTCTATTGTAGGTTCTACAGTAGTAGGAGCAGGAGTAAGCAACTTATTTGCCTCAGCTAAGATTCTTTCTTTTTGCACTTTAGATGAATTATCTTCTCCTTGATAAACTAGATCACCTGTAGCAGTAGAGTAGATATTTCCATTGTCTGTAACAATGTAACCTACGTTATTATACTGTACGATTGGATAAGAACCTAATACTTTTAAAGCTCTTGGGTTAGGATTACCAGGGAATTTAGAACCGTCTATATTAATTAAACGAGGCTGACCTTTACTGTTATTACCCCAATAAAGAAACTTCATAGGAGCAGTAGCTTTAGCAGGAGTATACTCGACTACAGAACCAAATTTCAACTCAGTATCTGTTTTATCGTACAACTTCTCTCTAACTACGGGTTTAACCTGTGGTTCTGTAAGATTGTAAGACTGCGTTGTAGTAGTCAACTCTTCAGCTTTTAAAGTTTCAACAAGCGAATTTCTACTTAAATCAAAATCTTTGAAGTATTTTAATTCAGGGTTTGCTGTAGATCTTAAACCAAAGAACTCTGGATGCTGTGATATAAATCTTTCTTTAAACTGATCCATACTAATGTATCTACTTGGCTCCTTTAATAAATCATTTACCTTATAAGTAAATACTTCTTCAGGAATCATAGGCAAGTACGAGTCGTATCTTTTGTTTAACTGAGTTCCGATAATTCCTGCATAAGCAAACGCCTTAAAGAATGCACGCATATCCTCAATAAGTTTAGCATCTTCCGCTTTAGCTGGATTTAATTTAGAATTAGTCCAAGAGAATCCCTGTTCAAACTCTTCCCTTAATACGTCTGTTGTGTAATCGGCTTCAGGAATACGTAAACCTGTTCTGTACCAAGCAACATTAGCCTCTGTATTAAAGGTAGCATTATCAAAAATTTCATTCTCAGACTCAATACCTTTATTTTTCAATCTAAGTTTTAAGTCATTGTATAGATTAAAGATATTTCCTAGGTTTTTCTTATCCAACAACTTTTCAAACTCAGCAACTTCTGGAACTGCATTTCTATAAATGGCATAGATGTATTCATTCTTAAACGCTTTAGATAATACCTCATAGTCATCGCTGAATGCTTTATCGTTTGCAATAGAGTTAATAGTAGATAAAACATTAGTGTCTAAAGTAATTGGGAATAAAGGCTTCAACTTATCCATGAACTCTTGAGTGATGGCAAATCCTGCAACTTCAGTCTTAGTAGCCAAGAATGTAATAGCATCTAAGTTAAAGTAAGGTTTTTCCATCTGATAAAACTTCTTCAACTCGTTTCTCCACATAAAGAAAGACTCTAAATTTTGAGGAGAGAATGTATCAAAGTCTACATTACTAGAAATCTTAAATACTTCGTCTTGTTGTTCTTTGGCCGCAAGGAAACCAGCAAGTCTTAACAAATCTCCATAAGCATCTTTTCTTTCCAAATAAGTTCCATCTAGGTAGATTTCACTTTGAAGTAACTTAGCAAATAACTTTTTGTACTTAATCTCTTCTGAAGCATAGATGTATTTTAAAGCTGGTTCATTTGTATAGTCAAGTCCTGTTAACTCTTTAACTTTTTCAACAGCTGCCATCATAAGATCATAAGCAGACTCTCCTTGACTGTAACCAATAATAGACGAGGTGTAAGTTTTTCCCTTATACACATAACTAGTGTTAATGAGTTTTACAATGTCTTGGAAAGTACTACCTGCCATGTTCATGTAGTTAGCGGTAGGAGTAATTAAGTTATTAAAGTTGATTATAGCAATGTCGTCTTCTTTTTCAATATCTACGTGAGCTGTAATCATTTGACCAGAAAGTTCTGAGATAAGGTTGCCCTCTACATCAGTCATTCTGCTTAAATCAATTACATCATTCTCCATCCCATTAAATGGTAAAGGATAAGTAGTTACAGCATACTCGTCTACAATTTTTAATCCTGCTTTCTGTGCTAAAGCGTGGAAGGTGTTGTTTTTAGCATCTACACCTAAACTTCTTTTAAATGAGTTCAACTCGTGTACATACAACTGGTAAAGAGGATTAACAATATTTGTGTAACTAGCTGTCTTAAACTTATCTCTATCGTACTTAGCAGCCTCTTCTTTAATCAAGTCAGAACTGTTAGGAGTGATAAGACTCTCAAAAATCTCTACGTTAGATAATCTTTCTTTGATATTTAAGAATAAGTTATTAGTCAAGGCAGCTCTACCATTTTTAATAATAGAATTGTACTTTTGGATATCTTGTTCAATACGAGCCAGACTTTCTACTACATTAGCAATAGACTGGGTTAAGTCTTTCTCACGTGCCTCGGAAAGTAAACTCCTTAATTGTTCAATCTCTTTTTTAATAGGATCAGCCTGTTGTTTACTTTCTTTAGTAGACCAATCATTTCTATTAGCCAATCTTTCTAAAGCAGATTTAATATCCTCTTCATTATTATCCTCTAGGTCAATTAATCTATCACGTAATTCTCTGAGTTTAATATTCTCACTATTATATCCATGTTTGTCAATAATAGCCTTAACTTGTTTAATTAATTCAGATTTATCTTTTGCTAACTCTTTTCTAATAGCCAAAGCATTTTCCAAATCTTTTTCAGCTTTTGCTCTCTCTTTGAAGATAACAGAACCTTTTTTCTTTGTAGTAGGAACAGTTAAATCATCTGAGATATAAGGATCATAACAGAACAATTTATCAATATCATAATCCGAACCAGACTTAACTACCATCTCATCAGGAACCAAGATAATCTCACCACTTTCTTCAGGCAAAAACTCTACTACACGGAAACTTTCCATAGAGTTATATCCTTGACCAGGTACACGAATTGCTACAGTTGTAAGAGCTTGGTCTAAAAACTTAGCATTATCTTTTAAGAACTTCTTATCTTTTAATGCTTCGTTTAAAGTTTGGAGAGCTGTAAATCTGTTAACAGGTTTACCATCTACAAATTCAGCTATTTGTTTTCCCTTGTAAACTAATTTCAATAAAGGATAATAAGCAGAAGAGAAAGAAATCATAGTTTCAGCTTGTCTAATTCTACCATTATCGATATCGTAGTAACGAAGAGTGGTTTCAGGTCTAACCAAAGATACAGGATACTGTACTCTCTGTACACCAGGAACTTTTTGTTTAATAATAGAAGACTTAATACTAGAAGCCATTGTGCTTTCCATAATGGTTCTATCAAGGAACGAATCAAGCACATATTGTAATTGTCCGTTTTCTTTTAATTTAATTAAATCTTTTGTTGCCTCACTTGCATTCTTCTTACTAAGTTCACCAAGTAAGAACTCTACAAGTTTCTCTTGGTCTTCTACATTAGATAAGAAACTAGACTTGTCGTAGTTAACAATCTCATCGATATAACCTACGTAAGCATTATAGAGACTTTGAGCTGCTGGAGTCATATCCTTATAAAGCAACTTACGGAACTGAGTACTAAAGATTGTTTTAAAGTTTTCTTTATTCTCAATCAATACTTGCTCTTTTAAGCCAAGCATATCAATCTTACCAGTAACACTACCGTTTGAATTGATAGAACCATCTTCATTAAACAAGTCAATAGGTTTAGTAGTTTCCGCAATCTTAGTACCTGACTCGAATACTGCGTAGTCTGCTCCTGATAAATGTAATTTTTCTACAATAGAAGCTAATCCCTCACTACTTACTAACTCAGAAGGTAAAATAGGCTTAACTGAGTATTTGTGGAATACAGGAACGACTTCGTTATCAAATAAGTTTTGACCAGCATACTGTAACTTCTTGATAGTAAATTTATAATAAGGGCCTTCATTTAACTTTTTATTCAACTCCTCTGTTACATTCTCACCTGCTTTTTGCTGTAAGTATAATGAGTAGATTTTATCTTGTCTTTCAAACTCTTTCTGCATGTCCTCGGATATACCAGTAGACATAGCATAGAAACGTTTAAAGAAGTCCATTGTACAGAAAGCCGCAGCATCTTGTTTCTTACCATTATTAGTATAAGCTTCTTTTAAATTTCCATAAGCCTCACTCAAATAGGCAGTAATAGAGTTGACAGGATTATCTTTTAATACTAAATAGTTAATCTTGCTTGCATCTTGCTCATTGGCTACTACAGTTCTAGGAGTTTCTAAAGATTGATTGTAATCTAAATATGCCTTTCTCTGATTATACCCAGTTGGAGTAAGGAATGCTAAGTTTTGGTTATCAGTAATTGCATTAGAACCAAAAGCGTTCCATGCAGAAATACGTTTTTCAACTTCTTTAGAGTTCTTATAGTAATAAGGATGTCCAAAGAATAGTTTATGTTGATCAATACGTGCTACAAAACTATACGCATGATATTTAGTAAGCTCATCTATTGTTACAGGATAATTTCCTTTAAGTCTGTTTTGACTTTCCTCCACATTCGATGCTATGTACTTTCTAAATGCTTCAACAATTTTAGGATAAATATCAGGATTAGATGTAAGAGTTTCTTTTATTTTATCTAAAGCTAACCCTTTAGTTGCTTCATGGATGTTTGCCCTTAAACCTTGTCCTAAGATATCCTCAAAGAAACCAAATCTAGGAATACCATCTTTATCTAATGTGGTACCACGGAATCTAGAAGAGGGGTTATTGTGTACAAGAATCTCACCTGCTAAAAGTTTAGTAATTACATTTGAAATAAATGTTCCTGGAACCTCAGACTTTTCTTGGTTCACAAAGGGTTTATCCATTTCAAAATCATTCTTAAGCAATTCATAGGGAAGAACTAAAGAACGAGTAGTACTTTTACCTGATAAACGATTTAACTCCTCTACTCCTTTAGTTAATAATCCTTTGATGTCTGCAAAGTGTTTCTTAGCAGAAATAGCATCTACAGTCTTACTAGGCTTAATATCTTCAATACCAAGTAAATTAGCCAATTCAATAGTTTTAGGATTACCTAATTTATCTACGTGTCTTTGGCCATTTGACTTAAACAAATAATTAATCAAGGGAGAGTAAGCAACCGCAGGGTTTACTCTATAATCCAACTGAGGAAAATCCTTAAACAAAGACTCTAAAGTAGGATAAACTTGTGCGTTGTTTAATCCAGAAACAACTCTTGACATATAGTTGTGAGGATTAACAGACCAAATCTTGTCTCCTAATGCGTTATAGCGCATATCTCCTACATACTCTACGTTAGCATCAGTCTCAAACTTAATTACTTCCATAATAGAAGTAGTCTCTCCTGACACTTTTTTATCTTGAGGCGTTTTGTGATCTGCAGAAATCTCAGTAAGAGGACTAGAAATATAGTACTGAGCATCTTTGTTTTGATTTCTAAACTCTTGCAATTCTGCCAAACTAGAAATTTTACTATGGATACGTTCTACATTCTGACGTAAAGTTTTACTATCTGATTTAACTAACAAATTTAAACCTGCCTCACTCAAATCAAATCCTAGAGGAACTAAAAACTCATATAAACTTCTGTTGTACGCTTCTGCCTCTTCAGGAGTCATTACTGCTTTCATACCTGGAACTTCTGGGAAGTCTGTAAGATATTTAGCAATATTTAAAGCTGAAGAACCTGTTTCAGGATTAATTACTTTATAAGGGCCTAATGTTGAAGAGAATCTTTGATCATATACTCTTCTTAGGTTTACAGCATCTAGGTTGCTGGCTTCAAAGATTTTTAAATCCGAAATTTCAAGTTCACCATCTTCGGTCATCTCATATTGAATTTTAGAAGTATACCCATCAATGTAAGGTTGAGCAAAAGTATTGATGAAAAGGTTTTTAAAGTTTAATGTAGACTGTCTGGTTACTGCGTCTTTAGGGTTAGGCAAATAACTTAACAAAGGTTTAAACTGTAAATACTTAGTTGAAAGTTCTTTTAATCTAGAGTAAAGTTCTTCATAGTTACCGCTATTAGCTAAGGTCTTTTGTAGAATATCCCAGTTTTGATCAAAGTTACCTAAATAATCAGTACCAAATACTGTGTCTTTACGCTTTCTTCTCTTTTCAGAGTATTCAGGCAAAGTTTTAATAGCTGCAATGATTAATGGAGCTGCATTTGTCTTTCCAGACTTCTCATTAATAGAGGCTTCAAAGTTTGCAAACTCAGACAAAGTGCCTTTAGCAAACTCAACTTCCTCTTCAAGTAAAGCATTTTTAACTTTATTACTATCAAATAAAGTAGAATTTTTTAGATGATGCGCTACTACAGCCTGGTAGTTATTAGCCAACATATCTAAGTAATCAAACTTTCTTTGTTTAGTAGGAGTAATACTAGAAGTAGGCATTTCAGAGTAACTATCTAACAACGCATCAATCATTCCTCCCATCTTAGAGTATACGGCTTGTACTGCTTTCTTATTATTTAATACGTTTATAATAGTTATACCTTGAGGTTCATAAACCTCTTTAACAATGTTTACAAAAAGACTATCTAACTGATCGGTAAGTTTAGCACTCTCTTTAAATGTAAACTCAAAAGGCGTACTCTCAGGAGTAACTCCTTTAAACTTAGAACTGTATAAAGTTTTAAACTTAGCATCTCCTTTGTAAGAGTAACTCGAAAGATTTCCCTTATAAAGATTAGTGAAATAAGAATCAATGGTAGGCTTATCCGTAAAGAACGATTTAAGGAATTCCCACATTTTTGTAAAGATGTTTTTAGACTCATTATGTTTCTTTATAGAATCAGGGAATACTTTACCATCAGACAAAGCAAATGCACGGAAATCTTCCGCCAACTTTTCTTCAATCTCTAGGTCACTTAAGTTACCATAAATCTTTCTTGCTTGATTATACAAAGCCTCTCTCTCTTCTGGGCTTAAATACATTTGAGAGAATTCATGCCATGCTTCATGATAAGCGTCTGCATAGTTAGCACCCTCAAATAAGAAAATAGCAGCTTTAGACCAAGTAGCATAAGCCAAAGGATGTGCTGTAGTTCTATCAAAAATTAATTTAGTACGACTAAAGATAGGGTGAGAATCAATCCAAGCTTTTGCTTTTTTATCTTGCTCTTCACTTATCTTATTATCCAACTCAATACTTCTAAGTAATTCGTCAGGATTAATATCATTAGTTTCCCCACCAATACGACCAGACTTACGAACCAATGCTCTTAACGAAGTTTTCTCTTCAGGTTTATTTACAAACTCCTGGAATCTTTCAGAACCATCTGGATTGTAGGTACCGTAAAAAGTTCCTTCTTCTGTAGAAGTGATTGTCCCAACTCCATTAGGATAACTTACCATAAAGTTAATTAAGTCCATAGGAGTCACATTCACACCTGATTGTTTAGAGATATACTCAGCTACCTCATTAATATCCCGTCCTAAGAAATCATTAATATAATTACGTCTGATTGATGAATCAAATAACTCTACATTAGGAATATTAGAATAAAATGTAAGTTCGTTAGGGTATTTAGCAATAGCTCTATCTACTGGTGGACCAAGTTCTCCTTTGTCATAGGCTTCTTTAAGCTCATTGTACTCATCCCTAAGAGCAGCTTGTTCATCTTGACTAGTTACTCCTTGATTATTCACAGGAACAACTTCAGGCTCAATTGCAGGGGCGACTGAATCCGCTAGATTAGTGTACTCTATAGTTCCACCAAAAGAAATTGTTTCATTTTCTTTAGCAGAGAACTGTGCACCAAACTCCTTACTTCTTACATACTCGTCGTAACTATTAAATGAGTAAGCTTTCAATTTACCATCTTCAAGTTTTAAGAAAGTAAAAGGTCTGTTACTTTCTAATAGATCTTTATTAACTGAGTAGAAAGTATTTTTAAGAGCTTCTGATACAGTATTAAGTTGTGTCTGCGCACTTCCAGTAATTTGACGGTATTTATTGCCGTAACCTTTTTTATAAAAAACAACTTTGCCTTTAGTATTTACACCAAGTCTTAGCCCTGTCTTCTTCTCAGAGAAGTAGATTAATCCTTCTAAATAGTTTAAAAATGCTGTAGGGTTTGTATATAAATCCGCATCTAATCCAGTAGGCAGAGTGTTTGTATTAAATGCTTCGAGCATCATTAACACATCCAAACCTGAAGCTTTAGGTAACAAAACTTTGCTATAAGGTACTACAGGATTATCATTCTGAATGTATAAACCTCCTGTAAGTAAAGTATATTCAGCAAATTCAGTCTTTTGTGTTTCCGCTTTTTCTGAAGTATGTAAATACAACTTATTACCAGGGCGATTAGATAAAGGCTGAATTACGTCTGCACCACTAACAGTACCTGTTATTGGAGACACAGCAACTGTGTTGGTATTTTCTAACTCGTTTCTTAATTTTAAAATACTATCAGTTGCTCTTTTAGATGTTTGATCTTTAGGGAGAACACTAATAAAGTAAGATCCTTTTGTTTTAAGCGGCTTTCCTTTTGAATTAAATCTAACAGGTGCTCCAGAAGAATCTACTACAATAGTACCAACACCCGTTCCAATAGAACTAGGTTTACTGATAATGTATGATATAAAGCCTTCATTATGTAATGAGCGGCCATCCATAGAAAGAATGTTTCTCAGATTATTAGCCTCTTCCTCTGTAAGTTTTTGTTTAGATTTATATTCTTTTAAGGTAGCTACATCTTCCTCAGATAATATAAACTCATAGATACCCATCATTGATTGAGCACGAACTGATAACTCTGGATCATTTCCTTTACGGAATGACTTAGAAATTTCCTGCACAATATTGTAGGCAAAAATCATTACAGGGTCAGATAAGGTACTTACGTCTCCTTTTTTAGCTGTAACTATTTTTAAAGCCATGTTATCGGGAGCAACGTCTACTCTAGATAATTCCTCATCTAATTGTTGGTCAATTACTTTATCCTCAAACTTTTGATCTTTTGTAGATTTATCTGAAAAAGTAGGTTCATCTAATCCTTGTTTAAGAATATTTGTTTTGAAACTATAGACATCTGTAAATAAAACGTCTTCTTCTCCAGTCTCTCTGTTATAAACTTTATTCTCTTTATTTCCGATAACCTCAGCATACCCCTGTTCAACTAATTTTTCCCAAACCCTAATTGCTTGGGGAGAGATCCCTGAAGTATGTTTATCCCACTGTGTACTTTCAAGTGTATAACCTAACTCAGCAAGTTTATTACCCAACTCAATATAGGCCGCTAATCCATATCCTTTATTTCTAGGAGCATTTTCATCATAACCAATTTGAATATCGGTAATATAAGCAGTACCGTCAGGTAATACTTTTGCACTAATATGACCTACACCTTCAGGTGTATTGATAGTTGCTTTTAATAACGGAGAATCTTCTGTAGGAGTCTGTGTAAACTCTACCGTAAGCTCTCCTGTAGTATTGCTTTTATTAAGTTCAGTATTCAACACAGTAGAGTATGCTGTAAATAATGCACGAGAAAGTGTTGGGGCTGTTGGGAAAATACCTGTAAAGAAGTCTTGAGTTATGTTTTCCTCACTTACCAACGCATCTACCTTATTTCCCAATTGAGGAAAAAGAGCTAATAGGCCACTAGCAAAAGATAATCTATCCTGCAAAGTAGATAAGGTGCCTATAGCCTCTTTTAGAATACGTGCTTTCTCTTGTTGTTTCTCACTGACATCTAAATTAGATTGTTCTAACTCAATAAGTTCTTGGGTAACTCCTGCAAAGAATTCAAACACGTCTTTGTTGTAATTAAACAAAACAGTATCTTCATCTAGATCTTGGATTGGGTTGATAGGATTAATTCCTTTTTTACCCCCAAAATTTTGACGAGGAGTTCCTTGCTTAGAATTTTCTAGTGCTTTAGTATTAATGTCATTAATCTTTTTACTAGCTTCTTCTGGAGTAAGGTTTAAAGTTGCCAAAGAATAATCATTATTCAATGCACCATTCCTTAACATCTCCAAAGGAGTTTGTCCAGTATTACCTAACTCTTTTAATGATTGATGTCTTTCTATCAATTGAGCAACTTGAAATAAAGTAGCTTTTCCATAAGTCTTCTCAATTAACTCTGCTTCTTTTTCTGATAATCCATTCTCTAGTTGAGCATCCGTTAAGCCAGCAACAGCCATATTCATCCGCTGCTCACTCCGTACTTCTGGATTATTTAAGTTAGCAGCAATTTGTAAAACTGTTTCTTCTTCAGTAGAAGGTCTTCTAGTTGCAATCTCTGCATCAAGCAACTGAGTAATTCTTGGAAGTTGAGGTCCTAAGGTTTCTGCAGTTTGTTGCTCTTGTTGCTCCATTAAAGGAGCCATAGGTAAGGTTCCCAAGAATGGACTGTTTTCCTTTTGTAGTTTTTCTAATACGGGAAGGAATCTATCCCTCATTACTTGTAACTCTAACAAGGTTAATTCCTCAGGAGAGTTTAAAAGTATATCTTCAAAAGTACTTACACGATCTAATAATGTCTGAGTTAATGCGGCATTATAAGCTTCGTAGTTTTGATTCATGAATTCGAAACGTTCATCATTTTTAGTTTTATCTAAAGTTTCGGGATTCATAGTTTGCGCTAACTGAAGAATAGAACCTAAAGTAGTTTCAGGATCTTCCAAAGCCTTAATCTTAGAATCAAAGTTCTTTTTAATTATTTCTTGTTTTTCTACTTCAGAAAGATTGGCATACTTATCTGCAATCTCTCTAGTTTTAATAATGGCATTCTTAGAAGACTCTAATTCTTTCTCATACTCAGTTCTTTGTTCTTCGGTAAGTTGAGTAACATCTACATCTAATAAATCTTCTAAGTGGTTTACATTGACAAAGTGATTAAACTGAGCTTCCTTGTCATCTAGTAATGTATTAAGATTACGGATGTTACTCATCTCAGGCATCATCTGTTCAAACTTGTTAGAAAGTGCTTTAATCTGTGCTGTCTTTTTAATGCCTTCTTCTTTACTTAATTTACCAGACTCTACTTGGCGAGCAATCAAGGCAGTGTAAGTCTCAGGGTTATTTGCAATATCCCATCTAGCAGTACCTGTACGATATTTCTGAACTCCAATGTTTCCAGAAACACCACTAATAAATAAAGAAGGAATAAAGCCACTTACAAAAGTTTCAGCCATTGAATCTAAAGAGATCTCATTGTCTTGACTAGCTTCTAAGTTCAAACTCCTAGCATACTTATCTACAAAATGGTTTCCTATTAAAGAACCAATTTCTTCTATAGATTCCTGGGTGGCTTGTCCAATTGTGTTTTTAAGAACAGTAGGCGCTAAAAGCATGGCAGCTGTAGTACGACTTAAACCATTCTTAGGGGCCAAGCCTAACAATAAATCTATTTTTGTTGCAAAACGATTTAAATCTACAGGTAACTTAGCGGCTCCTCTTTGAATTAAATCATCTAAGTATCCAGCACGAGCACCTTTTTGGAACATAAGTACATCAGGAGTAATCGTTTCAGATAAACCTTCTACAACAGCTCTAGACAATGCTACACCAAAAGCGTCACTATCATTTTTAAAGTTTCTTCTTTCTTCAGCATAGAATCGTGGAAACGTTGTAGCTGTAACAGAACCGAAGGTAGCAAGACGAGGAGCAACGCTTTTTGTAAAGGTTGTCAATTTAGCCCCTTCTAATCCTACAGATGCTCCTATTTTTTCCCAAGTAAATCCTGCACCCCTAGCAGCAGCACCTGCTCCCTTACTCGCAAAAATGGTTAATCCGATATCAGCAGCAATTGGTAACACTTGCTCTGTTGCAGACCACAAATTCCAGTGTCCCTCTCCTTTGGAATCAGTATAATGTACTTGATCCCAAGTAATCTGATTACCGTGAATATCTCTTTGAATTTCTTCATTATCAATTTGACCATTCTTATTTAAGTCTTTTCCCATGTAATAGGAAGGGGGTCTTAAATTGTCAGCATACAAACCTGTCTCAAAAGCCCAAGTATCTGCTCCTACTAAGGAATACATACCTGATCCTTGTTTGAATACATTTGAAGCAAAATTTTGGAAAGTTCTTATACCAGCCTCACCAGCTCTTCCCCACCAACCTTGTTCTCCAGAGTTACGATAAAGTTCTTGTTTTTTATTTTTTTGATTCTCCTCGTAAACTTCAGGATAATACTTTTTAAGATAGACACTTTCCTTTGCAGTAGGACTAACTTTATCAAAGAATTTTTGGTACTCATTCTTCTGAGAAGTCAAAGTGTTTAATTCTTTTGCATACTGAGCCCTTAATGTAGGATCAGAATTCTCCTTCATTTTTTTACTCTGCTCAGCTATTTGGTCATCTAAGGTATTAAGTTTGTCTTGAACTGCGGCAGTCATTGCGGCATTATAAGACAACTCCATATTAGATAATAATTTATTATATCTACCTTGGGTACCAGTACGCATGTCTTGAAGGTCTTTTTGTTTAAAAACCTCTAAGTCATTATCGTTATACAATGCAGAGCCATATCTGTTATTTTCTAACTCAGCTAAAGCATTTAAGTTAGATTTTTCTTGGTTTGGATCAACTCCTAATTTAATTGGATTGATTCCTTGATCTAGTTGTTTTTGTCTAGTTGCTGCATCAGTACCTTGAAAGTACTTATCTAGATTTTGTTGAGCTAGTTTTAATCTATTTAAATTAGTAACATGTTGCTCTACTGTTTGGTAGTTCTTTTTAATTTGCTCTTTAGCAGATTCTCCAATAGGAGAGTTCACTATGTTTTGGAACTTCTCCTTCAGCTCTTTCAAAGCCCCCAAATCTCCCTCCTCTACTTTAGAACGTAACACAGAAGAGATTACCATGTCTTCATCAGTAATCTTTTCAGATGTAAGATTTGCTTGAGCAATTGACTTATCGATAAGTGCATCACTCTGTCCCCAGAAACTTGCCCAGTTTTTTACAACACCTGGCAAATCATACCAACTAGGATCTGATGCTTTCTCTACCTCTGTAGGATTAGCTTTGATAGCACTATCTAATCTAACAAGTTCAGAAACACCATTAGCCAACTCTTGAGGTTGTCTTGCAGCGGCTTCTTTTGCTAATCGAATAGTTTGTAAATCTTTTGCTACATCTCCACCAAAACTAAGAGCATTCCTAGATTCTAGTAATGTTTCTAGTTGAGGAGCAGCAGTAGCTAAACTAGCTCTTTTTGAATAGTCAAATCCTTGTTGTTTTTCTAAATTAGATAATATCTCTTTAAATGGATCCTGAGGCATACTTTGAGTTGATTAAAATAAATAAGATTTTTGGTAAATATAATAATTATTTTACAGGTTTAGGAGGCTGTTCTCCATATTTAGTAGTGGTTGTAGTTTTAGTCCCAGTATCATCAACCTCAGTAGAAACAGTTTCAGGATTTAATCCAATAGCAAATTGACTACTTAACTTATCGGCATTAAGAATTAAGTTCATATCATTGAATGATCCTAAAGAATAATCAAATCCATAATTAAAACTCATAGGAGTTCTTGGATCTAGACTCTTACTACTGTTTATAGTTTTTGCTAATCCTTCTACTTCAGACTGTAACTGGTTAACTGCTTGAGAATATCCTCTTTCGTCATAAGGTCGAACATTAAATCCTAAAGCATTCATAACCATGTATTTATATTTAGAATTAAGTTCTTTTCCTTCATTAATAGCGGCTAGTGCGCCTCTGACTGCTTTAAGCTGTGCTTCTCCTGTTAAACTAGATGCTTTATTCATTCGATCCATAAACAAACCAATATTCTCGGCACTACCAGTGTTTCCATCTTTAAGTGCTAAAGCTTGAATTTGCTCTAAGATTGGTCCTGAAACATTCCTTTGAATATTCTGAAACATCATCTTAGTTGCAGGAATATCTACGACATCTTGTTTAGTCATTCTGTCATAAGTACTCTTTCTCTCTAAATCAACTTTAATCTTTTCTAACTCGATAGCACGATTATGTTTAGCCAACTCTCTAGCGTCTGCTTTAGCCTCTTTCCAGTATTCATTAGTAATAAGATCTCTCTTAACTTTTTGGCCTGCATACATATTTGACATGTTGTTAACTACATCAGACATGTAAATACGAGAGTATTCATTTATATCAAACTGGTCGTAAGGTTTATTAGCCTCTTGTATTGCAGAGACACGAGCATTCTCATAATAAGCCAGTCTTTCTTTAGCTGAATCAAGTTGACTCTTAACCGTAGGAGATTGACTTTTTTGGTAAGCAGACTCTAGCTGTGATACCATATTAGCATAATTTGCAGCTTGTACAGAAGCACTCTCTGCTTGCTTACGCATTGCGTCAGTATAGCCAGCATAAGCATTTTCTTTCCCTAATCTATTTAAGTTATAATCTGTATCAATCTGCAATTGACGCAATGCTTTTGGATTGGTGGCAATATAAGACTGAAAACGAGAAGCAATTTCATTCTTATCAAATCCTTCTGTTGTAATCTTTTGGATGTAGGCAGGGTTACGTGGGTCAGAAACAAATTGATCATCGCCAACAGTTCCCTTTATAGTCTTCATAAATTCTGCCCAGTCTTTAGATAAATCATAATAATCCTCATAGGATTTACCTACTGCGACTTTCTTACCTAGACCTCCTGACTGCATTAAGTCATTTATGTCTTTCATGTAGAAGTAATCATTAGCAGCGGAACGTTTAGAACTATCCATACTAGCCAAGGCTTGACTTCTTCTTTGAGCTTCTTTACCGTTAGAAACAGCAATAGAGATATAAGGATTATTTTCAAGTTGTCTTCCTAAGCCTAAGACTGCCGATACATTCTGTTTAAAAGAAAAATCTAAACCAGCATTCTTATTAATCTCTTTCACCATAGCGTTCATGTTATCATCGAAGTATTTTTTCTCTTCATCAGTTAACATTAAACTTCTTAATTGGGCGTAGGCATCAACCTTTTCCTGTACTTGGGCAATACCCTGATCATACAACTCTTGTTTCTTAACTGCAACTTTAATAAAATCATCTGCAGGTAATGGAGAGATGTAGTCAGGATATTTAAATTCTTGTGGTTTATGCGTTATCATAAATTATCTCTTCTTGGTTTTTCCAGAAGTAATTGACTTCGGATCAAAATTAAACATAAATTCATACACTACACCACCTTCTTCGTAGTAACCTGTTGCAACTTTTTTACCTCCTTTTTTCATTCCAAGAGGAGTAGAACCTTTTGTTAACTCATCATCTGCAGCAAGACCGCCCATAGATTTAGGTAATTTACTATAATCAATAGGAGTGTTGTCTTTTGGTACAGGACCATACTGCATTGACAAAGGAAGATTTGGATTTAAAGTAGTCCTCATTACAGGATTACTTGTAGGTTGAGATGCTGCAGGGCCACTAGCTACATTACTATTTGCAGCAGTAGAAGTTGCTGGAGTAGTTTGGGTTTTAGTAGTATTATCTACAACATTAGATGTTTGTGGCTGATAAGTAGAAGTAGTAGTAGGACCTCCTGGCGTTTTAGTAGTTGTCTTCTCAGTACCAGGAGTATAACTTTCACTAGTTGAACTAACTGCCCCTACAGGACGATAACTAACAACACCTGTCTTAGGATCTCTGGTAGGAACCATTTTAAATCCAGGTTTATTAGGGTCAAAGTTAAATGAAGGTACTAGGTTGTTATAGTAAAACTCTTTTAAGTTTTCGTCTTGATTGTATTTAGCTCTGTTTGTAATCAATGCAGTCAAAGCGTTCTGTTTGGCAACACTTTGGTTTCCTTTAGCAGTTGCATACATATCATTATATGCTTGATTAAACAATTGAGCATTAGCCATCCTTGTTTGTAAATCTGCATTAAAGTTTATCTGATCTGTTTTTCCTTGGTCTTGAACATCAAAGTTTCTTTTTTCTTGGAAAGCTTTTGCTTCATTATCTGCAGTCATAGCAAAAACCATGTTAGGATCTGCACCTGCTCTTAAAGCAGATATTCCTAAGTTTCTTTGAGACTGAAGTTGAGCATCAACAGATAAAGTCTGAGGTTTAAGATACGGATTATCTACTTCAGGAATTGCATAAGGAAATGTTTCTTGTGCTTGAGCCAAACCATAAGCACCTGGAACAGCCTGTGTCCAATCATAAGGCATTCTTTTATACTCACCACGTGGAGGAGTCTGTAAAGAAAACTCTTCTCCAGGAGGAGTTTCTTGATAAGTACCAGGCACATCCTCTGTGTCGTAGATAGGCTCTACATTAGAAGCACCGTATTGACCTGCTGATGTGTTAGTGTAAACAGCATCAATAGGAGTAATATCTCCTTCAGGATCAATAGAGGTCATCTCATCTGTTGCACCTCTTTGTCCAATACTAAATGCTTTTACATTACCAGCAACTGCAGGATCTAATTTACCAGCATCTCTATCTTTTAATAAATCACGATAGCCTAAGTAACCTGC